TTTTCACCAATGCGGTGAAAAGAATCCGTCAGGCGATTGACCTTGAATGGAAAAATTCGCCCATGCGTGATTCGGAAGCACGGGAGTGGCTTTATACACTCTCAAAGGCTTTAGATATGATTGTCAACGAGATTACTTCTGTTGCGGAAACAGGAAAATTGGCGAACAAGCAGTTATCTAAAGAGCACAAAGATACTTTGTATCATTAATTTTAATTAAAATTAAAGGAGAGAACAATGGCAGACACGCCTGCAAAGGAATCTGCATTGAATCAATTTCAAGCAGAAGAAGCTCTCGTCAACCTTTTGGATAATTCCAAGGCCACAGGGAACGAGGAGCAAAAATCATCACCTACTAAAGAAACGAAAAGTGATGATCCACAGGAATTAACCCCTGACGATTTGGATTTAGTATCCGAGGAAACCACAACTTCGCAAGACGAGAAACTTTATGAAGTCAAAGTCAATGGCAAGATGCATAAAGTTACCCTCGAAGAATTGACGAAAGGTTACTCCAAAGATTCTGATTACCGACAAAAATCTGCGAGGTTATCCGAAGATCGTAAATCCGTTGAGGATGAACGATTGAAGATAAGGGACCAGATGAATGTGGCAAATCAAGAGAGAGAAAAATATGTTCAACGGTTGAATGAACTCTCATCAACATCAGTTGAGCCGAAAGTGAATGAAGCGGAATTGGAACGCCTCTTTGAGGAAGATCCGACCGAATATGTTCGCAAGCAGGCTTATATGATGAAACAGCGAGAAAAGCACCAGAGGCTTAAAACAGAACTGGAATCAGAAAAGCGTAAGAATGAAGAAGCCTATCAGCAAAAACTTCAGAATGTTCTTGTAAAGGAACAGGAGTTGTTAGCGGAAAAGGCACCCATCTTCGGTGATCCCGTTAAAGGGGAAAAAACGAGAAGGGACCTTACGAATTTCTTGAAAAATAAAGGTTTTGGCGACCAGGATCTGAACGCACTTACCGACCACCGAACTGTACTGATGGCGTATGATGCCATGCGAATGGACCAATTACGCACAGCAAAGTTAGAGGGAAAGAAAGTGAAAAGGGTTCCCAAGGTTGCAAGCACAAGCCGATCTCATAGTGTAGATGAAGGGGAAATGACATCCGTGGACAAGGCCTTACAACAACAACGCAAATTTAGTAACAGGGGTAATAACCAGGCGACTAAAGATGCGATGAAAGCATGGTTGGAGGCTTCACAAAAATAAACACATAGGAGGAAAATCAAATGTCACAACCAGGTGGAACTTTTGATACTTATGATATGTCGGGAATCCGTGAGGATTTAGCGAATATCATCTACAACATCTCTCCTACGGAAACTCCATTTTTCTCGATGAGCGGCAAAGGCAAAGCCCATAATACTCAATTCAAATGGTTAACGGATTCACTTGCTGCTGCGGCAGATAACCTAAAAATTGAAGGTGATGATTATACGGGTGCGGCTTCAACCGCTACAACCGAGAGAAACAACTACACGCAAATCTCTGCAAAAAACTTTATCGTAACAGGTACGGATGATGCAGTAGACGCAGCAGGAAGAACTACGGAATTAGCGTATCTCCTTGCGAAAAATGCGAAGGAGTTAAAGAGAGATGTAGAATTTGCACTCACAGCCACTAACACAGCTAAAGCGGTAGGTTCATCTACCGTAGCCCGAAGAACTGGCGGAGTGATGACTTGGATCGCAACTAACCAAAGTGTAGGTACGGGCGGAGCAGCTCCCACAGGAGATGGTTCCGATTCCAGAACTAATGGTACACAAAGAGCTTTCGCAGAATCACAATTAAAAGCAGTTATTAAAGCGGCTTATGATTCTGGCGGAAACCCTGATGTTATCATGGTTGGTGCGTTCAACAAGCAACAACTTTCTACTTTCACAGGCAACAGCACGGCAATTCGTGATGTTCCTGCTAAAACAGTAATAGCGGCAGTTGATGTCTATGTTTCAGATTTTGGAGAAATGTCAGTTGTTCCTAACAGGTTCATGTCGAATAGATCGGCATTTGTTCTTGATAGTGAATACTGGGGTTACAATTTCTTGAGAAATTTCCAAACTCACGAACTGGCAAAAACTGGCGATAATACTCACATGCTCTTATTAGTTGAAGGTGGTCTTGTATCACGCAACGAAGCGGCATCAGGTATTGTTGCAGATTTAACAAATTCTTAATTTTAGGTTAAGTTAAGGAAACCTAGGGGGCCTTCATAGGCCCCTTATTTATTGAAGATCGAAAGATCAGAACGATAAAGGAAAAAACTATGAGAACATTAAACGATTATTTTATCATGGGTGGCAACATGACTGCCATTCAAACAGCAGACAACGAAAGTCCAGTATGCGTGATTCCTGATAGAGGAATACTCAAAGCAGTCTGGATTAACTGTCATACAGTTATTGATGCAACGACAACTTTCGACATTATGAAAAATGGTTCGGATACATCTGTTGATGCAACTTTAGCTGATGCAACAGCCGATGAAACAGGAGTGGAACTATCTCTTGGTGGCACCATACAATTAGAGGCTGGAGATGCAATCAACTTAAAAAGTAACGGTGAACAATCTGCCTCAACTACAGCAGACTTGACTTACATCATTCGCAGATAAGGAAAATCATGGCAAGAGTATATTATTATAGACCAATTAAATATACTGTTCAGGACCATTCTGGTGCGGGTGTTTTAACGACCGACATAAGTGCGGAAATCAATGTTGTTAATATTTCAACAACTATTGATTGTTACTTCAAAGTAGAGGGAACCGCAGCAAGCAAAGATGGCATGTTATTAAGTGCTGATGGAGATATAACAATCAAAGTCAGTCCTTCTGATACCATTTCAGCGTATGCGACAGGAGCAGGTCAAATATCAGTAACGGAGATGTCTGAATAGTGAGTAAAAAATTACCTATTGAGAATACAGGGGTTACTCAAACTACTGTTCATAGTGATGAAGGTGAGGGTAAGATACACATAGAAACCACACAAGATGTTCAACCTGTTTTAGAAGAAAACAAGATTAAGCATAACTTGGGAGAGTTTCACAATAAGAAAAAGGATTGGTATCACGCAGCAAGTATTCCATTGGTGGTTGTTCAGCAACTGTCCAAGAAAGGAATCATGCACCCTCACGGAGCTATCAAGGACAAGAAACGATTTAAGAAATGGATGAATGATCCTGACAACAGGGCGTTTCGTATTTGGCAAGGAAATTTATAATGGCACTAGATTCGTATTCAAACTTAAAAACAGCAGTAGCCAACTATCTGAACAGAACAGATTTAACGAGCTATCTCGATGATTTCATAGATTTAACAGAGGCAAGACACGCAAGAGAACTGCGTTTAAGACCAACCATCATCATTACCACAACCAATGCAACAGGAGGAAACAATAAGATTCCTCTGCCCAGCGATTATCTGCAATTTGTTTATGTTCAACTTAATTCAGGTAGTAAGAATTTTCTTCAGTATATGTCCCCTAATGAAATTAGCAGGATATATCACAGCCAGGGAAATGCAGGTCCCATTTACTACACCATTCTTGGTGATAATATTATGTTTGGACCGACACCATCAGGTAATAGTGAAATAGAAATGTGCTACTACAAGAAAGTGCAGGGGTTAAGCTCAACAAATGCCACCAATGAAATTCTAAAAAATTACCCTGATTTATATTTATATGGTTGCCTGTTAGAGGCACAACCTTTCATCATGGCCGATGAACGATTACCCGTATGGGCAGAAATGTATCAGACGGCTGTTCGTAATGCGGAAGATGGCGATGCAAAAGAAAAACATTCTGGTTCCCCGTTACAAATGACACCATCGGGAGCATTTGCCAAAGCAAGAAGTTGGCCGCAAACTAATGTAAGTGCGTAATGATTCCTTTTGGCGATTATATTCCAGATGCCAACCCATTCATGAGTGGAGGGGCGACAAAGGCGAATAATGTCATACCAAACTCTGATGGCTACAGGGCGTTACCGAACTTTGCGTCAAGAAGCGATGCTCTTACCAATGAGGCGAGAGGACTATTCACTTCCTTTGCCATTGATGAAAATGGCAAGACAGATACAACATTATTTTCTGGCGATAAGGCAAAACTATATAAATATGGATCAGCACAAACCTGGTCGAATGTTTCCATAGCGGCAGGCTATGACGGGCTTGATACAGAAAACGACAGAACCTATTGGAGCTTTACACAATTTGGAACAAATATCTTTGCAACAAATTATGTAAATCCCATTCAGCAGTTTGACTTGGATAATTCTTCCTTGTTTGCCAATATTACAACAACAACAGGAACAGCACCACAAGCTAAATACATGGCTACGGTAAAAGATTTCCTGATGACAGGATTTACCAAGGAGTTTCAAACAGCAAAGAATTTTGATTCAAGTGCCATTTCAAGTAATGAAATAACCATTACCGCACACGGATGGCTCACAGGCTATACTGTTGTTTATGACAATAACGGTAATACAAGTTTAACGAATTTGACTGACGGCTCTGTTTACTATGTGATTAAGATAGATGCCGATACAATAAAATTAGCAACCTCCCGAGCTAACGCTATTGCAGGAACAGTAATCACTTTATCGGCAACAGGCGGATCAGAAACCCATAAGCTACAGCAATATACTGTTAACAAGCAGCGTGTTCGTTGGAGTGGGTTGAATGATACGGCTACATGGGAAGATGGAGGACAATCATCCCAATCCGATTATCAAGATTTAGTTTCAGCAGTAGGTCCGATTACAGGATTGATCGGAGGAGAATACCTCACCATCATCACAGAACGAAGTATCATTCGTGGTACTTATGTGGGTACTCCTCTGGTCTTTCAGTTTGACAAGGCGGCTGACAATCTGGGAAGTTTCGCACCTCGAAGCATAACAGCTTGGGGACGATTGGTTTTCTTTTTATCTGATGACGGTTTCTATATGTTTGATGGTATCAATGTGAAGCCTATCGGAGCGAACAAGGTTAACAAATATTTCTTCAATGACTTGATTGGAGCAAAACTCGATGGAATTTGTGCAGCGATTGATCCTAAAAATACCACAGTTATGTGGAGCTATGCAGGAGAAGGATTTGACGGTTCCACTAATAACAAGCTAATGATTTACAATTACAGTTTGGATCGTTGGTCCACAGGAGAGATTGATTTTGAGTTCATGAATACATCAGCTCAAGAAGCCTTTTCCTTGGATGCCCTTGATGAAATTTCAACGGATTTGGATTCACTTCCTTATTCCCTGGATTCATGGGCTTGGTTGGATGGCGATATTGGCATAGGTGGTTTCAATGGTTCTCATAAGTTTGGAAAACTGGCTGGAACTAATGCCACGGCAACCATAGACACAACAGAATTTGAAGGAGCAAAAGGAAGGCGTTCCACACTTACATCGGCAACACCGATCATTGACGGAGGAACAACAACCGTAACACCAATTACAAGAGCAAGCCAAGCTGACACCCAAACAGTAGGGACGGCAGTCAGCATGACAGATACAGGAACAACACCAATACGGTCAACAAGCCGTTTTCATCGTTTGCGATGCACATCAACAGGATCATTCACCACCCTCAAGGGCGTGGATGTATCCGCTAGACCAGAAGGATTACGATAATGGCAACAACAATTACAGCAGCAACCTTAAAGGTTACAATCAAGGAAGAAATTTTATTAAATAACATAGACCAGGGAAATGAAAATATTCTTTCCATCTCTAGCATTAACGAGATTTCTCACCGCATTGTTACGCTGCCAAGCGACAACTCAACAATAGCATTAATGGATTTCAGTACCGTGGCAGGTGCAGGACAATTCATTACAGGTGATGTTAAGTATATTCGTATCACTAACAAGGATGATACTTACGGAGCATATATCAATCTTACAGGAGCTGCGGAGAACGCTTGGATAGTAGTGGATGCAGGAAAATCCCTTATTGTAAGCGGAGCTTCCTCGATGTTGGATGCAGTAGCAAGTGGAACGGTATCCGCTCCAAGTGTGGCTGATTTAACTTCAGTCAAGGGACGGTCCGTTACTTCGGCTCAAACAGTTGATTTGGATATTTATGTAGCGTCTGCGTAATGGCTGTTAATCAATATCCATTAGCACCCTTATACTTACCAGACAATGACGAGCATTTGCGTATTGTAAGTGTTTATCTCAACAACACCATTTCTGGGAAATTGAACTCCACAGGAACGGTAACTTTAACAGCGAGTTCAACGACAACTACTTTAACCGATGCAAGAATAGGTGGCAATAGTGTTATTTTGTTCATGCCGATTACGGCAAACGGAGCAACAGCCAGAGCCAACTTGTATGTATCGGCTAGAGCGGATGGGAGTGCGACTTTAACACATGCCTCAAGTGCAAACGCAGACCAAAATTTCGCCTATATCATCATCGGATAGTGAAATATCCTTTGTTCCCATAGAGCATATTGGACCCTTATGGAAACAGGTTGAAGGACATTTGAAAAAGCCGTTGGAAATTGACGGCTATGCCTACACAGCACAGGATGTTCTCAACAGTTTGATTAACGGCAAAATGCAACTGTGGATCAGTTGGAGTAGGAAAAAGAAAAAAGTGGAAGCAGCCATTGTTACAGAAATAGTGGACTATCCGCAGAAAAGGGCTTGTCGGTATTTTCTCGCAGGAGGAGATAACATGAAAAGCTGGTTTAAAAAAATGAAAAATGAAATTGAACAATGGGCAAAACTTAATAAATGCCATCGCATAGAATTAGTTGGCCGCAAGGGGTGGTCAAGATGGCTCAAGGATTACACGCCCAAACACATAGTATTAGTTAAGGAAAATTTATGAGTAAAGGTGCAGGAGAAGCAAGATCAGTTCAAAATGTAGAGCCGTGGGCGACACAACAGCCCTATCTAACTAGCGGATTTGAGAGAGCGGAATCATTATACGGGCAACCTGGCCCAAGTTATTATCCAGGTCAGACCTATGTAGGATTCTCTCCACAGACGGAAACCGCCCTAACTGCGGCACAGACACGGGCAACGGCAGGCTCCCCTTTACTGCAACAATCCCAAGCCGAATTACTCAAACAAGCACAAGGACAATATCTGTCCCCGACAACCAATCCTTATTTACAGGGATTGTACAACCAAATGGCGGGAGATGTAACGGCAGGCGTACAGTCTGAATTTTCTAAAGCAGGGCGATACGGTAGCGGTGCGAACCAAGCCGTGCTTGCAAAACAGTTAGGAAATTTATCCAACCAGGTCTATGCCCCTGCGTATCAGCAAGAACGACAAAACATGCAGAATGTCCTATTCCAAGCACCACAACTCGCACAAGCTGATTATCAGGACATTGGCATGTTGCAACAAGTGGGACAACAAAGAGAAGGATTACAGCAAGCGGCATTAGGCGATGCGATGCAACGATACCAATATCAACAACAACTGCCTTATGAGAAGCTACGAGCCTATCAAGCGGCAACCGGTGGATCGTATGGTCAAACAAGTGAAACAGTTCAACCACTTCGAAGAAATCTCGCAGCAGGCGTTCTAGGCGGAGCTGCCACGGGAGCAGGAATTTATGATCTTCTTGGTGCAACAGGAGGGGCAAATCCTTATTTGGCTTTAGGCGGTTTATTAGGAGCTTTTTAGATGGCTGATATAGCTAGAACTATTCTCACCGGTGGGAACATTGGTGGTTTGTTAGGCACAACAGGTGACAGGGATTTAAGAGCAAGAAGTCTTTTAGGTTTAGGATCGGGACTCTTGGCTGCGGCAGGACCGCAACCCGTAGCACCATCTTTAGGCCAGGCGATGAGCATGGGGCTGAAAGAAATGCAACAGGCTCGAACAGCCTATTCCAACGAGCAACTCCAGAAAATGCAGATGGAAAAGCTCAAGGCGGAAACAGAGAAGCTCTTGACGGATGAAGCCGAGGAAATGATTTGGGTTTATGATGAAACCCTTGAGAAAAAGATACTCATAGCCGAAAGCGACTATGATCCAGAGCAACACAGAAAAGAAGCTCCACCAAAAACACCAGATAGAAAAACAGAAAAAGATATTCATGGAGTATTAAGATATACGGATGATGGGGAAAAAGTATTTGCAGAGGATGAAGCTCCTGACAAAGTTTATGCTACAGCCAAAGATGTCAATGATGAATTACGCTATACTGAAGGACCAGATAAAGGGAAACTGGTATTTGATGTAGAAAAAGATGAAGAAGAAGTAGAGGATATTTGGGTATTTTCCATAGCCAAAGGACATAAAATCCGTATTCAACCGGATGACTTTGATCCGGAACAGCACAGGAAGGAAGCACCTCCTGTAGATGAATACAAAGAAGCTGCCGATATGGCGGCCAAGTACCATCCTATTACAGATGACATGTCTGATGAGGAAAAACAATCCCAAGAGGAGAAAAGACAAATATTCATCGCTAACAAGTTGGGTGTAAAAGATCCTCATGAAGTGGAAGAATCAAGAAAGAAAAACTTGATAACCGATATTGACCTGCAGCTAAAAAATATTGAAGTAGATTTTGCAAAAGAAAATAAAATATTAAATTTAGATAAATTAAAGCTAGATATTGCTAATCTTGAAAACATAATTTCCTTTGATGACACAGCAAATTTATTAAAAATTCAAAAATTAACAAACCAGGTTGAAAGCATTGAGTTGAATAACCAGGCTCTTATAATGGAGAATGAAAACGCTCCTTTGATAAATCAACTTGAAATTGAGGGCATGCAACTAGATAACCTAAAGAAAAGCATAGGTCTTGAAACCTTTGGCGATCATCAAGAGGAACTCCTAGCCAACATGCAGCTCAAGAATGAAAAATTAATGAATGAGTTGAAGTGGTATGATACGGACATGCAATCCAAAATCAGGAAAAGAAATATTGAGATAGACAAGTTAATTTATGACCGAGATAATCCTCCAATGGATTATGAAAAAATTCGTACAGAAAGCACCTTGCGTAAGGAGTTCAATAATCTTTTTGAAGTAACGCAAATGCGTGAAATGAAAACGATGTACGACAAGGTTAACATTTCCGCAAAAGAAGATTCGGCGGCAGGAGATATTTCTTTAGTCTTTGCCTATATGAAAATGCTCGATCCACGATCTACGGTTCGAGAAGGCGAAGCGGCAACTGTAAGAGGAGCTAGAAGTGTTCCAGAAGGTATTACCAATCTTTACAATGAATTAATTAAAACCGGGGAAAAATTAACCCAAAAACAAAGAGATTCATTTGTTAAGGCATCTAAATCATTAATGGCTGGTACCATTGAAAACTACAAGCCTGTCTATGAATCCTATGTTGACATAGCGGAAAGAAAAAAATTAGAAGTTGAGGATGTGGTCATTGATTATGAATCAATGTATCCTAATATAAATATCAGTATTGAAGCGACAACTACATTGGATAATAATCCAGCATTCTCATCTGGAGATTAGTGAAACATGGATATAAATAAAGTAATCAATGCGGAACGGTTTGGATTGTTAAACGAGGAGGAGCAAAGTGCTCTCAATGATTTACGATCTTTAGAGGAAGCACCTCCAAGAAACGATGACAACATTTTATCTGCCGAGGAGATTGAAGCCTTCAAGACTGTTGTGAACACTTTGGGCGGTGGCATGGTCTTTGAAAACGATTATGATTACGCCAATCTTTATGGCAAGGGAATTGCCGTAAAAGAAGGGGTTACGGGATTTGTAACAAATCCTACCGTTCAGAAAGAGGCTGTAATTACAGGAGCAGGCATAGCCGCTCCCATGCTTCTATCACCATTGACGGGAGGGGGAACCCTGCCGATTGCGGTTACAAACTTACTGACCAGGTTTCCTAAATTATCGAGGGTGGTCGCTGCCTTTACAGGCGGATACGGAGCATCCCAACCATTTACGGACACTCAAATGCAAGCGTTGGGATACGGTGTAAGGGAAGCCGCAGGCGAAGGAGTGGCGGCTGGTTTTTCGAGTATAGCCCCGGCCATTAAAAGTAAATTAACGAGCATGGCCAAGTCCGACATGAAGAAGGGATCGGTAGAAGCCCTAGAGCAACTGTCGAAAAGCAATAAAATACTTACTCCTGCCATTGTAAGTGAAAACCGCACGATTGATTTGATGGAAAACCTGGCGGAAAATGCCTGGTTTGGTGGTGGTAAGATTCTTAAAGCCCGAAAGGGAGCTGTGGTGCAGGCTCAACAAGACATTGGAACCAAACTCATAACCAAGTTTGCCAATTCAAAGGAAATAGCCAAGGGAGCCATAGATGATACGGTTGAAGGATTTTTAAACGCTGCCGGCAAGAACGATTATGATGTCATTATTAAAAATTTCATTACTAATGGAAAGGCCGTACAGCAAACATTAATCAACACCGGATACAAAAACATTGACAAGGCTGTTCAAGCACAATCCAAAGCCCTTATCAAGGCTGGAAAACTTAAGAATGCGAATCAAGCTGTTGATATAACGGGATTGAAGAAATGGGCCAAGGCACGACAAACACTTAAACTAACCGATGATGCGACTAAAAAAGTTTTAAATGATATTTTAAATTTAGGTGATGAAATATCCTTTGCAGAGGCTCAACAATTAAGATCTCTTTACCTTTCCAAGACGGGTGCCTATTCAATAGGGGGGACAACCTCAACTAAATTTTCTCAAAAAATATCAGGAGAAGCCGCTAATATATTTGACAAGCAAATGCAAAAAGCAGCCGAAAAGCTAGGTGGCGATGTAGACAAGCTATGGCGTGCTGCGAATGAAATTTACAGCACAAGCAAATCCACCTTTAACAGTCAGTTCATGACCAAACTCATCAAAGATGGTGGTGAAGATAAAATATTCAGCAGTTTAATCAAGGCAAAAAATCCTCACCGGATCAAAGAATTTAGAAATCTCATATTAAACCAGGCTGTCAAGGATGGCGTGGTGCCGAATAAGCTAGCCGCAGAAAAACTGTGGCGTAAGGTTCAAAGTGGTTTTTTTAGTGATGTTATTTATAAATCATTTTCTGAATCAGAGGGTGTTTTAGCAGGAAAAAAATTACTATCTACAATAAAAAGCTATGGTGGACCGGCTATAAAGGAATTATTCGCCAACAACCCCAAACTGTTAACGGATTTTAAAACATTGGCTCGAACCCTCGAACTCGCTCAAACTAAAGGGATTCAGGGTGTTCCTGGCGGAATGTTCATTCAATTAACCCAAGCCGGCATGATTACCAAAGGTGCTCAACTTGGTGGAGCAGCTCTTGTTGGGTATGGTGGTACAAAAGAAGGTCTTTCATGGGGAAGTGGTTTAACTACAGCAGCAGGCGTTGCAGTTGTTCTTGGTGGTCCCAATCAAATTGCCAAGTTATTCACTAATCCTTCTTTTATTAAAGGATTAACGGCAACAGCAAAACAAAAAATGGGAAGCTATGCATATACCAGAGGCGTGGTTCAGTTGGTTAATTCCTATATGACGGCAGGCATCATGACACAGGAAGAAGGCGATCAATTTATTGCGGACGGAATAGCAGACGGAAACATTAAAAAGTTTGCCACCAAGGAATTGGAAAGAGAGCAAAAGAAGGATCGGGATATTAAATTAAAAGAAGAACGGGAAGAAAAAATCAAATCAAAAGTAAAGTCAACAGTAAAAACAGCATTAGAATTTGTAGGAGTATAAATGAGTAAAATATCAACCTGGAGTACAACGGCAGCGAGTAATAACTCGACAGCACCTGATGGCTGGCCAGAGGGAATGTCTCC